ACTTCTGTTATTAGTCATGTAAATCGCAATATCTTTATTGAGTGGAGGAAGAAAGTAGGGACTGAGGAAGCAGATAGGATCACTAAAGCAGCAACTAGTCGTGGCACTGATATGCATACTTTAGTTGAGCACCATCTCAAGAATGATCAGGTCCTACCTAAAGTTCAACCACTCTCTGATATTTTGTTCAAGCTTGCTAAACCCAAACTTGATCTAATAAATAATATTCATGCCCTTGAAACATCCCTCTACAGTCAAAAATTAGGAGTAGCAGGAACTGTAGATTGTATTGCAGAATATGATGGTGAGTTAGCTATTATAGACTTCAAAACATCAAAGAAACCAAAACCTAAAGATTGGATTGAACACTATTTTGTTCAATGTGCTGCCTATGCCTGTATGTTGTATGAGATGACAGGCATCATAGTTAAAAAGTTTGTGATCATTATGTCCTGTGAAAGTGGAGAATGCGTTGTTTATGAAGAGTATGACAAATCAAAGTACATTAAGTTACTCACCAAATATATTAGAGAGTTTGTTGAATTTAAATTGCAGGAGTATGACAGAGGAAAATGACATCAATAAACTTCTAGAAAGTAAATTTTATTGTTCTAGAAAATTTTCAGAAGAAATTGAAAATATTGTTCATGCCAACAAGGACATGAAATACATTGATGCGATTATTTTCTTCTGTGAGAAAAATAATGTGGATGTGGAAACAGTTCCTAAATTGATTTCCAAACCACTCAAAGAAAAGATTAAATGCGAAGCAATTGAACTTAATTTTCTGAAGAGAACATCACACGCTAAACTTCCTTTATGATTCCAAAAGTGACTCCATTTGATACTTACAAGTCCTATCTTGGATTGAAAAATCACTTTACTAGAAAGTCATATGATTATCACAAATACTGTGGTAAGTCCAGAGCTTCTTTGCAATCTTTCTACAAACGCAAGGATCGTTTTTTCTTTGAAAAACTTTCCAGACAGAAAGATGATTCTGAAGTGATTGACTTCTTTGTTTCCAACTTTGTGAGTTGCGATGATCCCCAAACACTTTGGATTGGGGAGATCATGCAAAATGGCGAAGGAAATTATACACAATGGAAAAAGAGAGTTCAGTCACTTACTTATATCTTCAGAGAAGAAGTTTCTGCAGCATTCAATAAGAAAAACTTTGATAGGATGTTTGAGATTGAAGGGTCTAAGCATCCTCTTTTAGTAAAAGAGCATCTTCAAAAGAATATATCTTTGGAGACAATGATTATTCTCAATATGATTCTTGGATACAAGAATAATTTTGATAAAAAACTTAAGGATCCTGTATGGGAATTCTTATCAATGAGAATGGATAAGTATAATTCCTTTATACATATTGATGTGTTCAAATACAAAAAGATCCTAAAAGAAATTGTTTGTGGAGGAGAATGAGTAGTTTCTTTGATTCAGAATTTGTTCGTGAGGAGATGGAAGAAATATCCAGAATGCAAGAAGAAATTTATGCTCGTGTATTTCAATTCCCAACTATGGATAAGCAGGGAAAACTTGATCATGTAGATAAACTTGGAGAACTTCTGGAAAAACAGAGAGTTCTTTATACTAGATTGTGTTTATCTGATGACCCTGATGCTAAGAGGATGAAGGAAAGCATCCTTCAGTCTGCAATGGAATTAGGATTCCCATCTGACATCAATCTCACTTATATTTTTGCCAACATGACCAAAGTGTTGGAGTCCATGAGGGAGAGGATCATTGACAGCCCTTGATGGGGGTGCTATGATACTGGGGTGTGGGACACACAATACAAAACACACATCTAATACGTACAAATACGAGGTAAACATGGGATTTTCCGATCTTAAGAAGCAATCTTCTCTGGGTTCTCTCACCAGCAAACTGGTGAAGGAAGTAGAAAAGATGAATAACACTGGCAGCAGCACTGATGATCGTCTCTGGAAACCTGAGATGGACAAATCTGGTAATGGTTATGCTGTAATTCGCTTCCTGCCTGCTCCTGATGGAGAAGATCTGCCTTGGGTCAAACTGTTCTCACATGCCTTCCAAGGTCCTGGTGGTTGGTACATTGAGAACTCTCTCACTACACTGAATCAAAAAGATCCTGTTAGTGAACTTAATCGTGAACTGTGGAACAGTGGTAGTGATAAGGATAAAGAAACTGTTCGCAAGCAAAAGCGTAAACTGTCCTTCTATGCAAACATCTATGTTGTAAAGGATCCTGCTAATCCTCAGAATGAGGGCAAAGTATTCCTCTACAAGTTTGGCAAGAAGATCTTCGACAAGATCATGGATGTGATGCAACCTGAGTTTGAGGATGAGACTCCTATCAATCCTTTTGACTTCTGGCAAGGTGCTAACTTCAAACTGAAGTTGGTGAAGAAGGATGGTTACTGGAACTATGATAAGTCTGAGTTTGATCGTCCCAGTGCGCTGCTGGATGATGATGATGCTCTGGAAGCACTGTGGAAGAAGCAGTATTCTCTGACTGCTATCACTGCTGCTGATCAATTCAAATCCTATGAGGATCTGAAGAAGCGTCTTGACTATGTTCTTGGTAACAAGTCTACTCGCATGGCAACTGTTGATGAGGAGACTGAGTATGATAGCTATGCTTCTACTGAAAGCAAGCGTGTGACTGAAGAGGAAGTCTTCCAGAAACTTGAGCAGAGTTATACTAAGTCACAATCTGTTCCTGAAACTTCATCCAGTAATGAAGATGAAGATGATGATGCACTGAGTTACTTCAGCAAACTTGCTGAGATGTGATGAAGTATAATCAAATCTGTCTCACTCTTCTGGTTGTTGCAGCATATATAAACTTAATTTTTAAGTGATTTCAAAATTCACTTTTTAATCCAAAAAAGGGGCAAAAAATTTTCCTGGTGAAAATTGCCCCTTTTACTTTTTTACTGATATAATCTGATATTTTCACCCTTCACAAGATAATCATTTTTATATTGTGAACTGCCTTCTCTATAAATTAGAGATCCATCCATTTCTTCTGCAATTACACCAACATATTGTGGTTTAAGTAAAAATATATTTCTTTTGTCTTCTTCTTTTTTTGTTTCATACTGAAGATTAGTAACACCTTGTACTATATTTGTAGCAGTTACTTCAGTTCCTAATCCATCATCAAAGTATGCAATTGAATAATTGGATGGAACTTCTAATCCTGCTGGAGATACTACTTCACCTCTGCTATTTCTCACTTCTGTACTTACATAATGATGAATAGAATTGAGATTAGCATCAGTTACATACTTTGTGTAGAGATATTTTTCAAATGACCTTTGACTCATTGGCCATTCATCTTGAAAATTAATAATATTATTGCACAGCAGAATTGCCCAGTCATAAAATGGATCATTATAGAATTTGTATGAGATATTGTCTGGTCTCTCATCACCAATAATCTGATATTTTGTGAAATATGATAAGTCGCTTATAATGCTTGAGTTTATTGAACCTCTTCTGAAAATATTTTTTACTACAATAAATTCAGAAAGAGTTTTATTTCTCTTTAATCTGTTTACGTATTCAAAATTAGGAATGTATCTGAAGTAAGATTTTGCCATTTTTTAGAATCCCATATCGTCTTTGCCATCATCATAATCACCTGCAAATATCGGAGAAATTTCAGAAAATGACATTGTGATACTATATTTTGTCATTGAACCATCATCTCTGTATGTCATATATGATCCATCAGGAGTGAAGTTCACATTAAATTCTGTTAAAGCACATGCTTTAAACTTATTTAGATATGGGTGTTGATTTCCATTTACTGGTCCACTTTGAATATTTCCATTGTATATGTACTCAAGTTCAAAAATCTTAGGACTCTGCAAAAATGCTCCAGTTGCTGATTTGCTTGGTGACATGTACTTTTTGAAAGTTTTTATAATTCTTCTTATTTGTTTTGACTCATCTTTATTTCTTGGTGTCATATCAAATTGAAAATTAAATGTTCTTAGTCTGGGACCAGAGAACAGCATTTCCATATTTGGATTGATGACTTTTCCAGTTGCTCTTGTAGCTATATTTGGTGCTCCAACTAAGTATCCTGCTAAAATTCCTGTGATTGCATTTTTTTCTTGAACTGATGCTTTAGCAAATGCGCCTCCAGCTCCTACTAAGTTATTAAATGTATCCTTAAGTAGTTGAGGATTTACTCCTTCATTTCCCACTCTACCAAAGAAGTTTGCAGCCATTGCACCTCCAACTAGTTGGAATATATTGGCTTTATCTTCTCCCCAGTCCACACTATTTGAAGTTGACATAGCTTGCATCATTGGCAATATTATAGTTGCTATAGCATTTCCTTTTCCTCCAGCACTTCTATTTGTCACTGACCTTATGATATCTTCTGATTGAACATTTGAACCAAATATTGAAGGATCTAAACTTTGACTATATTCTTTGATTTGTATCTTGATAAAGTCGTAACCTATTCCAAGTTCTCTTCCTACTTCATCCAGATTTGATAGTGGATATCTCAGAAGTAGTGGCGCACCATTTCCAGTGGAATTGATATTTCCTTTGCCATTGTTATTGTTTGGATCAGCAGGAAGTTCACTTTGTTGTGCCCCATTACCATCTGGAACTACATTTGAATCTCCAGATGATCCAGTTCCAGTTGTTCCTGGATCAGTTGTACTTCCTGCTGGTTGTGATTGTATTGGATCAGATGCTGTTTGTGGTTGAGGTTGCTGAGTTGTTGCAGTTGTTTGTTGAGTGGATTGTTGTCCTTGAGAACTTACCTGTTGTTGTGTTACTGGATTTTTTAGTCTAGGTGTTCCAGCATTAAAGAAATTTGTTTGGCTGGTTACTGCAACCTGAGGATTTGAATAATTATCTGGGTTGTTTAAAACTGCAGCACGATCATTATCGAATACCTTATATCCCTCAGTTAAAAATGCTTTTTGAACTTCT